CGTTAATGAATTCATCATTTTTTTTTGTCCAATACTTTATCTCTTGGTCGAAGATAAGCACCCTCAACCTATAATGCTCTTTCCAGAAAGGGTCTTGCTCCGACTTGTGGAGGGAGATGTAATGAGACTTTACTTTCCTAAAGTTCACAATGATCCTTATCCCCTCGCTGATCATGTTTTTGTAGAACATGATCTTCCCCTCGGTGGCCTTACCTTCCTTTATGAGTTTCATGTGGGTGGTTTCCATTAGAAAGGGATGTTATCGTTTTTTATCCATGCTTTTACATCGTCAGCGCCTACCTTTTCTTGTTTAAAATCTTTGGCGTCATAGTCAACAAAATGGGTCGTTGGCTTCTCAAACTTAGCCACGAAGTCAGTGACCCCTATGTTCCTTCCCTTTGCCACTATCAGGTGAGCAAGTTCCTGTGATGGAAATGGTGTACCGTCATTGAGAATAATATCCTCAATCCCATAATATTCCGGTCTCCAAACAAACCATACAATATCGGCAGCCTCTTCTATCTGTCCAGAGCTTCTTAGCCTTGACATTGTAGGTTTAGGGCTTCCGCTTTGTGTCCTCCTTAGCTGCGACAACACGGCTATTGAGATGTTTAATTTCTTAGCAAGGTTCTTAAATATTCTTGTGATAGTCCCAACTTCTTCTTCTTTAGTCCCATACCTTGCCTTCGAGGTCACTAATTGAAGATAGTCCACGTAAACGACTTCTACTTTATGCTTAGCCACCGCTGTATGAATTATGGCGACCATGTCTTCCACATCAGATGAAAGTCTTGAATCAATGAAAAATGGGGCATCCTTCACTTTAAGAATATTATTTTGAAGTCGTTCAAATTCTTCGCTGTACAGAACTTCTGTTAGGATAGTTTTAGAAGATATTCCCGTCTGTTGAGCCATTACTCTTGCTGAAAGTTGAAGGTGTGACATCTCAAGAGAGAGAAACAGTACGGGGATTCTGTAGGTGAAGCTCTGGTTTTTGGCTGCTGTTACCGCCAAAGACGTCTTCCCCTGTGATGTCTCTCCCGCGATAATTACGAGGTCAGACTTCTGGAAACCGTTACTAAACCTATCAAAGTCTCTTAATCCGGTAGGTACCCCAGATAGTTGCCCATTGTTCTTAGCCCTAAATTCTATATTTTCGAGCACTAAAGCCATAGATTCACTAATCTTGATAAAATTAGTCCCCTGATGGGTATTTTCTATCTGAGAACTCATCCAAGCTATTACGGCGTGAATAGACTCTCCTGAAATCATCCTCCTGTTGCCCTCTGCGGTGACGTTTAAGAACAGAACTCTCTCCCAACGTACATTGAGATAGTCGATGTAGTTTTCGACCTCCTGGTCGATGTATGGAGCTTCTGATATTTCTTTTATGAAACTATTAAGGCTCACCCCTTGAATTAACTTCTGATCACAGCCACCATAAACGGGCATTATCTCGATCTTTTCGCCAGCGTCAACCAGGCTTTTTAATGATCTAAAGATTTCTTTGTTTGCCCGCTGGCTGAAAAGCCCTGCGTGTAGCCTGTCAGCATAGAGGTTGTAAATCTCCGGCCTGCGAAGGATAGAGTAGATGATAGCTTTTTCGTTGTCACCTTGATTTTGAAGGTCTGTGAGTGTTTGCATAATTTTGACATTTTGTCCTATTTGTATAAATTGGCATAGTTTTTGTACTAATTAAAGCATGTACCGTAGTTACAAATATAGAATTTATCCAACAGAGCCACAAAAAGAACTTATTGCCAAACATATTGGCAGTAGTAGATTTGTGTTTAATCTTGCTTTGGAGACCAAAAATGCTGCATACATAGGGTCTAAACATAATTACTCTGCTTTTGATTTAGTTAAACAATTGCCTGAACTTAAAAAAGAACTTCCTTGGCTTAAAGAAGTGAACTCACAAAGTTTACAACAGTCTATACAAAATATGGACATTGCTTTTAAAAAGTTTTTTAAAGGTGCAGGTTTTCCAAAATTCAAATCTAAACATCGTGGTAAGCAATCTTTTTCAATTCCACAAAATGTAATTGTAGAGAATGACTTATTAATAATACCTAAGTTCAAAGAGGGTATTAAAATTAAGTTGCATCGTCCTACTAAGGGTACGATTAAGAGTGCGACCATAAGTGTAACCCCAACAGGTAAGTATTTTGTGTCTATACTTTGTGATGCAAAAGAAGAATTACCAATTAAAGCACCTATTGAAGAAAACACAACAATAGGAGTGGATTTAGGAATTAAAGATTTTGCTATTACATCAGAGGGTGAAGTATTTGAAAACCCTAAATACCTACGTAAAGCACAAAGTAAACTAAAATATGCACAACGTAAATATTCAAAACACAAAGGTAAGAGAACCAAAAAGAAACTTGCCAAGCTACACGAAGATGTAGTAAACAAACGCAAAGATTTTTTACACAAAGTTTCCGCACAACTGATTCGTGAGAACCAAACGATAGCAATCGAAACTTTAGCTGTGAAAAATATGGTTAAGAACCACAATTTAGCACAATCAATTAGTGATGTAAGTTGGTCGACTTTTGTCTCTATGTTAGAATACAAAGCTGATTGGTACGGTAAAAATATCCTACGTATTGGAAGATTTGCGCCATCAAGCAAAACTTGCTCAAACTGTGGGACTATCAACAAAGAATTACAACTAAAAGACCGTGAATGGACTTGTAGTAATTGCTCTATTGTTCTTGACCGAGATTTTAATGCTGCCATAAATATTAAATCATTTGCTCTTAAAGATAATTTGAGTGGGGAACACACTCTTAAAAATCAGGACGAACTGCCTCGGTTACGAGGAGTGCTGACTCCTGAAGCCCAACCCATCGCCTCTGGCGTGGGTGGGTAGTTCACCGCCGCAAAGGTGCTTCTTGTTTTTTAAGAAAAGATTTGTGTTCACTATAATTTTCGTTGTACCAGTTGATGAATCTTGAGCGTACCCACTTGAGGGTTCTGTTATGGTTTCCCTTCAACTGTATTTCATCGACGAAATATTTTCGCAATATTGGTTTTGCTGTATTAGAAGAAATTTTATTAGTGATGCAAAAGGTTTCAAACCAAACAGAGGAAGAGAAGAAGGCATCAAGCATGACATCAAACCTTTGTTTATTTTCATCTTCTGTTAAGACACCATCTGGAATTTCCTCGTGGACGTTGAGAAAAGGTTTGTTAGTCCTTTCATATTTTTCAACTTTTACTTGCTGAATTGTTTTTTCATCTAAAAATTCTTTTTTTTCTTTTTCTTTTTTTTCTTTATTAGTATTAATATTCTTATTATTGGTATTCTTATTATTAGTCTTCTTAGGACTGGGTTTCCCATATGCGGGTTTCCCATATGCGGGTTTCCCATACGTGGGTTTCCACGTTGTGGCTCGATCCCCACTGGAATCAATGGTTTCAGAATTTCCTTCTACGATATCACTGCTGGTTTCAAAGAACATTTCCAATTCCTTTCTTTCCATTAACTCGATATTGTGGGAAATATTAAATTCTCCTGGTATGGTTGTATAAGCCCAAAACGATCCGCGCCATTGTTTCGTGAATTTGTCACGATATTTAATCCTGCGCAAATAATCAAAACATTCCAATTCTTTTAACCCGGTGGTAATAGCGTGCTCCCCTTCTTTTGTCATCTGCATGATAGTTTTCTTATATGAATACCATCCATCCGTATTGCTTAACAATATGCATAGTATCATTTTTGCAGTAGCCCCAATTTCTGGATTTCGTAAAATGTCATTAGGTACCATTGTGAAATCACTTATGGGAGAAGCATTAACGGCATCGGGTAACCTGGTATTTTCCCATTGATTTGAATTCTTTTTCGTCCTTTCCATATCTATCTTATGTTTTTAACAAATTATTTTAATTTTTAACTAAGAACCTTCTCGACCCTGGCTTTGTCATCAAATACGCATTGTAGGTCTCTGGAGCTTCTTCCTGGAGTTTTTTAACGTCAAGGACTTCCTTGTCTTTTGAGGTTTTGAAGGTAAAAAGAGGTATCTCATTAGCAATGATGGATTCGGCGTCACCCATGATCATCTTCACTTCGTCTTTCAGCTTATCTATCATCTCTATGGCTGGTTTTACCTTCTCCTGCAAGGAGATGATGTTGGTGTAGAGTTCTTCTATCCCGTTAATTGAGGATGCGTCCATGCGTTTTCCCTCTTTGTGTGAGGGGTATTTGTCTAATAGGTCTCTGGTGTTCATTAGCGGGGGTTCGATGTCGTTGACGATGTAGGTATTATGAAACTCCACAAGTTTTTGAATAATACTGTCATACATTTCTTGGTCGAAGTCTATCTCTATCCATTTTAACTCGTAGGACTTGAACTCAAACCATGCTATGATACCTTTTTTGTACCCCATCAACCCTAAGTAGGTCATTATCTGAATATCCCATGAGTCTGGGTAGTTGTCATGGTCGAACATGGCTCCTGTGGTTTTTATTTCAAGAATGCCTTTGTTGTTTTGTGTTCTCCCATCGTCAAGCCAAAACCTGACGTCAGGGCTTCCGCCTATGAAGTCATATTCGTCATGTATCCAGTATTCGATAGGTTCAGAGC